AGGTTATTCACCAACTGATGTCGAAGCAAAAGTGACAAAAGTTTATGAAAATTATTCTATGGATTGGAGAATTACCGCAATAGTTGAATCTAAAATCGATGAGGTTATAGAAAACTAAAAGAAAAAAATTTCAACGGAAAGGGAAAGGGACGAAATGTTCTTTTCCCTTTTTTTTTGTCTAAAAGTACTGTTATACGAATTTTTTTAAAAAAAGTGAATATTTATTAGAAAACTATTTAAAAAAAAATGAGTTATAACAAAAATGTAGTAGAAGACGCACTTTTCCAAATCAAGAATTTGGAGGAGACTCTTCAAGAGAATGCAAAAGGAATACTTCAATCTACGATGAGTGAAGAAATCAAACAATTGGTAAAAGAATCTCTTAAAGAACAAGACGACGAGATTGACGAACCAACACCAGACGCTAACGCACCTGAAGACATGGACGATGACGAAATGGCTATGGACGATGATGAAATGGCTATGGACGATGATGAAATGGCTATGGACGATGATGAAATGGCTATGGACGATGACGAAATGGCTATGGACGATGACGAAACTATCGACATGACAGATGCATCCGACGATGAAGTTTTAAGAGTATTCAAAGCTATGGGGGATGAAGACGGAATTATTGTTAAAAAAGATGGTGAAAATATTCATCTTAAAGACGGTGAGGACGAGTACATGATTCATTTAGGTGAATCTGATTTGGAAGGCATTGACATTGATTCTGAAGATTATTTTGAAATGGATGAGGACATGGAAATGGATTTTGAAGATGACGAAAGAATTTACGAAATTGAAATGGATTCTCAAGAGGTTGATGAAGATGATGATCTATACGGGGATGCTGAAGTAGATTTTGAGGGTAATCGTTATGGAATGGATGAGGAAGATTCTGACATGGTGTTTGAAATCGAAATGGATGGCGAAGAAGATGAAATGTTTGGAGGTAACAAACATGATTTCCACAGACGACATGGCCATAAAATGGGTGATGTTGGTGGTGGAAAATATGGTAAAGGTGGTCATTATAAAGACTATGAAATGGAAGAAGGTGTTGATATGTATGAAGACATGGATTATGAAGAAGAAGACGAAATCGAAATGGCTGAAGGTATGGATTACGAAGAAGAAGATAAATTCGAATCTGTAATGGAAGCTGTAAAAAAATCATTGAAAAAATCTGTAAAACCAAAAGGTGTTGGTATAGGACACGGACCTAAGTTCAAATATGGTAAAACTACTGATTACCCTACAAAGAAACAAAAACCTGCGTTTGGTAAAGACGGTGTTAAAGCTAAAGGAACAGGAAAGGCCAGATTTGAATATAAAGAGGGTGATAAGATGGAAATGAAAAAAGTTGAAACTAAGGAAGCCGTAAGAACTAATAGTTACACAAGAGCTAACAAAGTTGGAAACAGAAAAGGATCTAATCAAAATGTGAATAGACAAGAGATCAGACAAAGACCTAATACAAGAGTTAATGAAAGTAGAAATAATCAAGAAGTTCAATTGTTGAGAGAAAAAAATGAAGAGTACAGAAAAGCTCTTGATGTTTTCAGAACAAAATTGAATGAGGTTGCAGTTTTCAACTCTAATTTGGCTTACGCAACTCGTTTGTTCACTGAACACTCAACGACAAAACAAGAAAAAATAAATATTCTAAGAAGATTTGATAATGTTGAATCTTTGAAGGAATCAAAAAATCTGTACAGATCTATCAAAAACGAATTGAGTACTGGTAGTTCTTCATCAGAACAAAAAATAAACGAGTCAATTGAAAGAACTGTAAACAGATCTGTTGAAACAGGTTCATCAGTCAATTTGATTGAATCAAAAACTTATGAAAATCCTCAATTCTTGAGAATGAAGGATTTGATGGGTAAAATAAAATAAACATAAACCAAAAATAATAAAAAAACCAAAAAAATGGGAGCATTATTAGAATCAGGTCTTGTAGGTAACATCGGGTTAAAACACCTTAAAGTTATCAAAGAAGACACAATTAACAAATGGGACAGATTAGGCTTCTTAGATGGTCTAAAAGGTCACTTAAAAGAAAATGTAGCTCAGTTATATGAGAACCAAGCATCTTTCTTGATTAACGAAGCAACTTCTGACGGTTCTTCTAACGGAGCGTTTGAAACAGTTGTTTTCCCAATCGTAAGAAGAGTATTCTCTAAATTGTTGGCTAACGACATCGTATCAGTACAAGCAATGAACTTACCTATCGGTAAATTGTTCTACTTCGTACCTCGTATCCAAGGATACCAAAATGCAGAATCTTTACTTGCAAACGGATATCCAAGTAACGATGCAACAAATGTTGCTAACGCAGGTGGTGATCACTATGCACCAATTGGTTCACCTGAGGCGGTAAATTCAGGAAAAAATGACCCTAACCAAGGTTATCCACCAAATGGTCCTTACTCTTACAAGAAAGATCTTTATGATTTATTCTACGAAGGAAATGAGGCTGACTTAGATCCTCCAGGATTGTTTGACTACTCTAAAGGTAGATGGACTGCAGTAACGGCTAACACAACAATCCAAACTTGGGTTGGTGGTGATTTAGTAAGCGCATCAATCGCCTCTGGTACTCCTCCACTAGGTGCTGAACTTCCAGCTGGTAACTACAGAAAAGTTATCATGAAACTTTGTGGATTTGCAAATGCAGGTACAGGAAAATTAATCGGTCCTGACGGTAACGAAATGGATACTGAGTCTTTCCTTTCTGACTTGAGAATCTACGGTACACCAGTTTTAGATTACGATATTACACCATGTCAAGTAATTACAGGTGGTACTGCGTCTAGCCCAGTATTCAAACCATTATTGTTTAGAGTTGTAACTCAAATCTACGGTAAAGGTATCGTTCAACCTACAAGTACTAACGCACAAACTGTATTTAGAAATTCAGGTAACGCTACAGGTACTAACACAGGTAATGGTGGTAACTACAATGACATCTGTGACCAAAATGGTTGTATCTACTTAGAAGTGGATCTTTCTTGTCCAATATGTGCTGATTGTGACGCTTCTTCTTTAGATGGTTACACAGGTACTACAATCAATGAGGCTCCATCTGGAACATCATTCTTGGCTTGGTATAGAAGATATGCTAACCTTGAGTTCGAAGATCAAATTGGTGAGGTTTCTTTTGACCTTGAGTCAGTAACTGTATCTGTTACAGAAAGAAAACTAAGAGCACAATGGTCTCCTGAACTAGCTCAAGATGTGGCGGCATTCCACAACATCGACGCTGAAGCTGAATTGACAGCATTGTTATCAGAACAAGTAGCAGCAGAGATCGACCGTGAAATCCTTCGTGACTTGAGAAAAGGAGCGGCTTGGAACCTTCGTTGGGACTACAACGGATGGAGAAGAATCAACAACCAAGTTTCTTACACTCAGAAAGACTGGAACCAAACTTTGATTACAGCAATCAACCAATTGTCAGCACAAATCCACAAATCTACATTGAGAGGTGGAGCTAACTGGATCGTTGTATCATCTGAGGTTTCTGCAATCTTTGACGATTTAGAATACTTCCATGTATCTAACGCGGCTCCTGAGCAAGATCAGTTCAACATGGGTATCGAAAGAGTAGGTACACTTTCAGGTCGTTACCAAGTTTACCGTGATCCTTACTTCCCACCAAACCAAGTTTTGATTGGACACAAAGGAACATCATTGTTAGACACAGGTTACATTTACGCACCGTATGTACCTCTACAATTAACACCTACAATGTATAACCCGTTCAACTTCACACCTATTAAAGGTATCATGACAAGATACGCTAAGAAAATGGTTAACAACCGTTTCTACGCTCGTATCACAGTTGATGGAGTTCGTACATTTGACTTAAGAGAATTGAGATAATCAATTAAATGTTAATAAGAAAAAAGGTCAGAGAAATCTGACCTTTTTTATTTAAGTAAAGTTCTAATTGACTTAGATAATACCTCTGATTCACCTATAGTAAAACATCCTTTTTTATGTGCACATTTTACTGACTCTATAAGATAGAAAATTGCATGTTCTTCATCCATACTAGATAAGATAGCTTCCACATGTTCTTCATTAAGTAAATTTATTGTACCAAATAAATTACCATAATTTGTGTTTTCTTGTTCCATAATCAAAATTAAAGATATTTATAATAATAACAAAATGGATAGATTAAGTCAAATTATAAAAAAAGTTATCAAAGAGGCTACTTCACAAAAAGGAGCGGCTTCAGGTCAATATGTAACACCTGTACAACCAGGGTTTAGACCTTTTACTGAAGATAGTTTAGCGCCATATAACATATCTGTTTCTAAATACAATAGCCCGTTAGTTCAATACGATAGTTTAGATCACAAAATGGACTTAAGAAAAGATCAAGTTGCGAAATTAGAAAAAGAAGCAAATAAGGTAACTAATTTTATGAGAAAACATCCTGATTTGACATCAGGAGATGACGATGGTGGGGTTATAAATCGATACATGTATGATCATAAAACACCTAAAGGGGATAGCCCAATGAAACCATTCACACAGAAGGTACCATTTAATGAATGGGTTGAGTTAACTCATGAGAATGTTATAAATGAAGTTAGTACATCAACAACTGCGGGCCCCTACAACGCACCTGTAGAAATTGGTAGTTACGAATGGAAAGATAGTGAGTTAGGTCCATTTACCGAAAAAGTAAAAAATGAATTTAATGAAAAGTCTTTAAAAAACACTTTGAAAAAAAATATAAGAAGAATTGTTAGTGTTTGGGAGAAAGACAAAGATGGGTCGTACAGAAAAGACATAAATTATCCTGATACTATAAATGAAGACCTTGCAGTTTGGTTTGGTAAAAAGAAGAAACCTAAGGGATCTTCTCAACCAAAAGGTCCATGGGTAAACATTTGTCGTAAAGTCGACGGAAAACACCCCCCTTGTGGACGACACGACACTTCTAAAGGGTCATACCCTAAATGTAGAGCATCGGGAGTTGCAGGTAAAATGAGTGACTCACAAAAACGAGCGGCATGTGCACAAAAAAGAGCGGCAGAAAAAAAGGACTCACAAAGTGGTAAAGGTCAAAAACCTGTTATGACAAGTTATAAACCAAGAAAAAACTAAAGATTATGAATACAAATAGATTTAAACAACTTTTAGAATCACATATGGGTAATGTAAGACCATTACTTATGGAACAACCAACACCAGACAAAAAATTAAATTTATTTTGTCAGGGTTCTTCGGACCAACAAAGGTTGGAGAACTTGACTTATGACAGTGAACAAGATATGTATGGGGGATTAAGTAATGAGAAAGGATTTAAAAAACTTTATTTGAATGTGGAAGATTCCCCTGTAGCCCAAGAATATGAGATACAGGGAGACCAAATTTTTGTTAGAATTTTAAATGC